AGGATAATAAGCCGCGGCACGAGCCGCCGACTTGCCAATGATCCCTACATGTTCCGCCCACGACAACTCAGCGTTGTACCCACCGGGAGAAGGAATTTTTTCTTTGTAATATGACGAAGCGGCTTTGCGGGCACCCGAGAAAGGCTGAAACCAATCCTTGTCCTTCAAGACAAGTTCGCCGCCACGAACCTCGTAACCGTTTGCCTGATACCAGTGAAGCAGGTCCGATAGTTCGCTGTCTTCCAAAATGACTTGGGCGGCATTGTTTTGATACAGGTTGCGTGACTCTTCAATCTTCAACACATCGTCAGGGGTCAAGCCGAAATCGTCAGCCATGTCTATCAGCGGCTCATCCATGATCCGATTCAACGCATCACGGTCAATGTCGTTGCTCAACTTTAACGCGCCGCTTTGAAGATCATCCCACAACTTGGAGCGCACATAATCGGTTTGCTTCGCCAAATACTGTGCCGTCATCCGAGCCATATCAGCCCGAACCTCGACAGGGAACTTGTCGAAATCGAGAACGCTACGCATATACTTCTTGCTGCGCATCCACTGTGAAGCAAACTTGCCTATCTTAGGAATCAGAATCGCTTCAGGACCGACACCGCCGAGCCTGCTAGACAACGCACTCTTGCCTGCATTCTCCTGAAGGAAATCCCAGTAGCCCTGCTCATGCGCCAGCGTCGGCACAGGATTCGTAACATTCGTCCGCGGCAAATCTTTTACAAGGTCACCACTTTCAGGAATCCGATGAACAACAGTATCGCCGCCCTCGCCTGCCTTGAGCGCGTACCAATGCCCGTCACGGCGCGCTCTATGCCACGCAAGCATCTCATCCATTGTCACATTTAGTGCAGGAACATCACGGAGAAGTAACTCCAACTGTGTGACAGAACCAAACTCTTCCGACACCCGTACCGCCAACTCGTTAGCAGTCATACCGGGAGACTCCTGAAGCAACTGCTTCTTGAATGCGTCAACCGCATCGACCTCTTTAAACGCGGCAGTAGTTCGATCAACAAACCTGTTGATCGCCCGCGCCCGCGCCCGGATGCGCATATTGGTCATGCCAACAACTTGATCGCCGCCATTCGCCAGCCACGCCTTAGCCTCAACTGGTGCCGCTTCCCCAACTCTGCCAACAGCAGGAACAAGTTCACCGGTTGCCTCGTCAGCAATCATCAGCACGCCCGGCTCGGCGTGCCGTTCAGCCAAAGCGATACGCCGCCACAAATACACAGCATCTATCGACTGCCCCGCTCGCAACCCTGCACGCAGCGGCTTCGCAATCTTTGTAATAAACCCGCCAATATAGGTAGTCGGATCCAACAAAATTTCGGTAACCAACGAACCGCCAACACCAATAACAGTTGCTGGCTTAGTGCCCGGCGTTACATCAAACGGCAGCGTCGCATTCCATGCACGCACCGACGCGTCAGGCAAAGAAAGCCTCCCGCTTTCCAACACCTCCAACGCTTCCACATTGTCTGGATCCGCAAGCCGGTCATACCAATCTAGGTACTCGTCATCTACCCGCTTCGCAGACCAACCCTGTTCGGCACCAATCTTTTCTAGATGGTCGTAAACTCCTTGGAGGCCGTCACGAACAAACAACTTGATCATGTCTGTTTGCGCGCCACCAACCAAATCAATTGCCTTATCGGTCGTTGACTTGTACCACGACCCTTCCTCAAATTCGCTTTCACGCCACGCTTCCCGTATGCCTGCAGGGTCAGCAAATTCGTTCGCCTTATTTTCAGCCATGTAAGCAATCGACCGACCGGCACGGGTAGCGAACCGTGACGGCTTCATCACGGCGGTTTCCCACAGAGTGCTAGCACCCTTGCCGAGAAAGAATCCCATGCCGCGAACGGGAGCCATCGCCACCTTAACAGCGGTACCGAAATGCTCCTCAGGTAGCAGCGGAATATCCCAATTAAAGATCCGCTTCAACAATCCATCTGGATCCTTCTCGTTAGGCGGCTCGTATCCGACACCACGCAACATGCGCTGCATCTTGTCAGGCAACTGACCGAACTCAGCCGACTGCCTTTGTGTAGGTAGCGCCTCAAACTGCTGCTTGATTCGATTAAATTCTGCCTGATCAACTGCGCCTATAACCCGGTTGAGCATGTCCCCATCAGACAGATTGCTCATCACCACATTCATCAATGTTTCCGGTGCAGCATCAAACAAACGGTTAGCGCCAGCGTCGCGAAGCAACTGCATACGGCGACCGTAGTATTCGTCATTAAACGACGACGCTTTAATTGTCCCTACGCGGGCATGCTCCCGCTTAACAGGGGTAACAGTCATTGGCCTAGTTGCATCGCCGCATCAGCGATAGTTGGATCTCCAGTTGCTTCAGCCCAGTCCCTAAGAATAAGAGCCGACTCCTGCTTCTCTGTCAACCCGACAGGGGCAGTAGGCAACGGCTTATTGTTTCCCGGTGCCAGCAGCGGAGTGATCTGCGGATTAAATCCGCGTGCAGCATCAACCGGCAACGGGCGCTGCTGAGGCGGCGGAGGGGCAGCCACAACAGGGCCGCCCCCGGCAGGCAACGGGATACCACCCTGCGACGGATCCTGCGCAGCCAAATTCTGACCAGCCTCACCATAAGCAGCACCGGCCTCCAAACCCGGAGCCTGCGCTGGTTGACTCCTCTTCTTGCGAGGCATCAGCCAGCCCTCAACGCACTAACCAACTGCTGAGCAGCCTCAGGAGAAAACTCTCCCGAAGGCGGAGCAGCCTGCGGAGCCATCCCCTCAGGACCAGCCGCCAAACCAGCAGCCTGCTCAGGAGCAATAACCTGACCCTCACCCGGAGGTGGAGCCACAGCAGCCTGCTCCTCCCTTATCTCCGCGTCAGCCTTCTCAATCGCAGCAAAAATATCCAACCCCTTCTTGCGATGCTTCTCAATCTTAGAGACATACACCACAGGCAACTGACCCGACAAAGCCTGCTGCTGGATCGCAGCCATAACCGCTTCCTCCAACTGCTCCTCATCGACCCGTCGCCCTTCTGCCTCCGCGTCCTCAATAAACGGATGCTTAGTCCTGAATGTTCTAAGACTAATGCCCTTCATGCCGAGCAACTGACCCAACTGAATTGTCGTAGCCTGAATGTCGGCACCCGGTATCGAATGCGATACCACATTGTCGAAAGTTTCAAAATGGTCATTCGGCGTGAAGTTAACCTGACCGAAATCGCCAGCGTAACCAGTGAACATAGAAAACTTTTTAGAACCAAAGTATCCCTTATACGTCGCGAACAGCGACTCGTTCAAGTGGGGAAGATGCGCCTCCATAATTTCTTGCATCTCTTGGATACGAGGATCCAACGCTGCCCCCATGAGAGCGTCGATGCCGCGTCCGGTACGCAAAGCCCCGTATGTTTCACCACCAATTTGAGGTACGGTTCCGGTAGAGATCCTTGCATTACGCTCCAACCTGTCTATGGCTATGTTCGTGGACGGGTCAGGTGCCGAGCGGAGTTCACCGATCTGTTCAGCGTCCAACAGAATGTTGACTTCGCCTTCGCGTCCGTCTTTCCATTCGCCGCCGACAATCATCGGCACCTGACCCGAGCGACCGATTATATACCTATCTGGGAAAATTGCCTTCTCTTGCGCCATAATATCCAACGCCATCATCTTCGACATAAGATCAACAATGCCGACAACATTAGAAATAGACGACGCGATCCGATCCAATGTGATCCGACCGGGAGTAATCACGCACGGCATACCCGCCTTGTTTCTTGTACGCGACAACTCTATCTGCGTGGAATGCAACGGGTACGCCTTCTGATCAAAATGCGTATACCGCGGCCCCATGATACCGATAACGATATGTTCCTCATCGACCCATTCGACAACATCCCACAGTTCCTGATTTGACTTCTCTTCAGAAGGAATCGGGCCGCCGTTCTCTTGACGGGCAGCCGGATAATGTCTACGCAACCAGCCGCCAGCCTTGCCGTACACGAATGCACAGTTCGCCGGAGGGTCATAGTCGTCATACGATGATGGTTCCGGGTACACGCCGAGCGGATCGCGGACATCTATGCGTGGCATCCCCTTCTCAAAATCGGGTGTCACGATAAGGCAAGTAGTTGCATACCCGGCCAGATGCCTGTACGCCCTACGAATCTTGACCTTGTATTTAGACTGATACCAAGTAGCAGCCAAGGATCTGCGGCGAATATCGGCATACTCGCGTGACCTGATGCCACGCTCTTTCGACTCGTCAACAGCGGGACAACCAATGAACGGCACTACCGATGCTGCACGCTGCGCAACCGCATCTACATTCTCGGCTATAAGAGCCGGAGTCAACGGAGGCAAAACAGGTTCGTTATCCATCGACGGCAACGGAATAACATAGTCGCCGTTGTACCGTTCCTGCACCTGAAGCATCCGCTCCAAAAGCGGCGACTGATTAGTCTGCCTCAACCGGACAATGCCGACTATCTCATCGAAAGTATACATTAAAACGCCCTAGTCGAAGCCATAGATGACTTCCACGGTAGCCCATTAAACCTGAATTGTGAAGAGTCTACATCAAAAGTCTGTTTACGTTGCCGCCAAAGTATCCAAATAAACCACAACGCCATGACCTGATCTTGACGCAGCCTCGTACCCCGCTTCAATGGCCGCCACGCCTTCAACTGGCGGATCAACTGGTCGGCCTGATGACGGGTAGGTCCATCATCGGCGTAAGGGATTTCGATTTCTTCCCGCATAAACGACAACGCCATCGACGGAACACCGATGGATTCATCGTACTTGTTGACACCGGTTAGATGCTCTCTAACACGGAACCCGTATCGTTCGGTCATTTCGATAAGGCGCTCATCTCTAGACAAGCCCTTCTGAAAGACCATTGCTTCAATGATCACATCTGAAACAGTTGTCCCATTTTTGAGACAGCGTTGTATAGCGTCCTCTACTACACCGAGGATCTGTTCGTTGCGGGTTAACCCAGTATCTTCCCGAATGAAAAGAATTTTAAGTTTACCTTCATGCGGCGTAGCAGCCACCACACAGTTGTTTGAACCAAGAGCAGGATCAACGCCGATATAAACACTACAGTTTTCCGGTGGGTCATGAGTCACCGACCTCAGAGGGTTAAGACATTTTTGGATAGAATCATCTGTAAATGTAGCAGATTGAGAAGACCCCGGTTCCTGCATATAGTTACGCGACCAAGCCTCCTCCCCAACCTTGCGTTTGATACGATCCAGCGACTCCAACGTGAACATTTCCGGCCACAACGGTTCCGGTTCCCCATCATCATTTGTGATGATCGCCGGGAATTTGATTACCTGCAAAATGTCGGGATCTATTTCTGTCATCACCCGCTCATAGAAATCATCCGACCCGACACGGGTACCATTAATGGTGGTACGGCCCTTCTCGCCGGGGCGCGTCAACCAATCCTGACGGAACACCT